GTGCCGGTCGTGATGCCCTTGTTCGCGCCGAACATCAGCTCGAAGGAGCCGACGAGGTTACGAGTGGAAGGATCACCCCAGACATTGTAGAACACGCTCAGACCAAGACCCGGGAGAACCATGGACTCGCTGAGGATGAAGTTGTTCTGAGTAGCCTGGAAGTCAGGAGCGGCAGCGGCCATCGCCACGGCTTCGGACGAGCAAGCGAAACCAGCCAGTTTGGCCTCGGACGGGAAGAGGGAAGCGTAGTGAACGCCGCCTTCAAAACCGTAAGCACCTTCAGAGAGGGGCAGGGAGGTCGTGCTGGTCGGGATAAGCTGGGAGTAGATGCCCGGGTTCACGATGAGCGCCTTGCGGCCAGCCTTCGAGACGCCAGCCCAGAGAGCGCGGAGGTTGTCCGAGCCAGGGGTGACAGCCGAGTCGGCAGCGGTGACAGTGGCAGCGCCGAAGTTAGCGACGGTGATAGGAGCAGTAGCAGCGGCCCAGATGGCGTCGGCGAGCTTGTCCATGTTGATCTGCACGATACGTTCCAGCTTGATGCCATTCTGGATGTCACCGTAGGAGAGACCGAACGGCTGATACAGGTGGGCGAGCGTGACGGCAGAGGCGCCGAGGGTGGACGCACCGATGGTCGAGAAGTCAGACGGGTTCGTCAGGGTCGTGCTGCCAGCGGTAGAAAGCGAAACCTGAACGACGTCGGCCGGGCGCTTAACATCAGCGGAGAAATCCGTGGTGAAATGGCTGAGGGCCGCGAGGCGGTTCGCGAGTTTGGTGAGGCCGTATTCGCTGACAGTGTCAACGATCAGGGCGCTGTTGATGGTATTAGCCATGGTAGGTTATATTAGGTAGGGTTGAAGGGAAATTAAGAAACCGTTCCGGTCAGTATCTCATATTTGCTTTGAGTCACTTCGGTCCTGAATCGGTGCGAGTAATCAATGCGGTAGTTGATGGGTCCTCCGGTCGGAGTGTCGTCAATCTGAATGTTGAAACTAAGGGTCGTTTTTCCAGAGTTGGCAGCGGCGTCGGCAGCAATCTCAGACCAAGAAGCGGTAAGCAGTTCGCCGAGGCGAGCGGTCAATGAGTCGGGAAGAGCCATCGGAATTATTTAGCGGAGAAAAGGAGAGCCTTATGCTTCTTGAAGAAGGCGCGGCGTTCAGGACCGGCAGGCATCGCAGCGTACTGCTCGACGATGGAGCCTTCAGCAGCCGAGGCAACCGGGGCAGCGACAGGCTCGACACCAGAGGCGGCGAGGATGTTAGCGGCTTCGGCAGAGGCAGACTGAGCGGACGCCTTGAGGGCGGCGGCTTCGGCTTCAACGGCCTTGAGGGCTTCGGTCAGGGTGGCGATAGTCGCATCCTTCACGCTGGCCTCGACCTTGATGGCATCGAGTTCAGCAGAGACGTTGACCACAGAAGCTTCGACGGTCTTACGGAGATCGTCACGTTCGGCGGTCAGGGAAAGGACGGAGGCTTCAGCAGCCTTAGCGCGCTCTTCGATAGTCATATACTATTGCGGATTAGGTAAGGTTAGGAATCACCCACAGCTTACAGATGCCGTTAGGGTCGATGTCGCCGGACACGATGGCACATCCGCGAGGGCCACGATAGAAGACGCAATTCTGGCAGAGCAGTCCTTCAGATGCGAACGGGGAGACAGGGGCGTAGTGTGCGCCATCAGGCCCGATGCTCTGGTCGAAGGCTCCGAAGGTTTCTTCGATGTCAGAGTAGCAATCGACCATCTCACGCTGACGCGGGGACAGCAGGTCAACTACCTCAGGCTCGAGCTCGACGGACATACGCTTGATGCTGGCCTTGGCAGACTTGCCAGACTTTACGGTGGCGGTCTTCTTGGCGTCCTGACCATTGGAACCCTCGAAGGATGCCAGGGCAGAAGCAAAAGACGTAGCAAGGCCGGTGATCAGGTTCTTGGCAGCGGCTTCTTCGCCCGTGAAAATCTGGCCTTCCATGTCCGCACGGTTAGCCATCGAGCGCTTACGCAGCACGACTTGCTTGAACTGTTCGTGCATAGCGTTGATACGAGCCTGTTCTTCAGCGCGCATCTCGTCAGAGTAGCCTTCGCCTGCCACGTTAGCGGCCTTGTACTTTCCGGCGCGGAAAATTTCCATCTTGAGGCCAATCTGTTCGTAGTAAGCCGCGTAGGACTCATCGACCATGATGACGCCAATGGAACCGACGTAGGCGCTGTTAGAGGCAACGACCTGATCGGCTTGGCTAAACGCATACACTGCCCCGGATGCCATCATGTCCTTGGTATAGGCCATGGTCGGAAGCGGGATATTAGCCACCTTGTCGGCAAGCTCAGGGGTTCCGAGGACAGTACCACCAGGAGAAGAGACGTTGAAAGCGATACGACGGACAGCCGGGTTGGCCAGCATATCGTCAATCTGGTTAGTGATGTCTTCAATGTCTACGCCACCAGTGAGGCGCTCGAACTTGGAAAGCCCGAGGCCCATCGCCCCGGCCACTCGGATCACGCCAGTGCCAGCCGCCGTGACGTACGGCTTCTCGACAGGGTTGAAGAACATATCGAGGACGCCATCGACGACGCCGTACTTCTCGGCGTGCTTCATATGGTTGGCCGCCTTGATGGGGTCGATGAGCATTGGCTCACGCCCGGATAAACCTGAGATTAGACAGCGCACGATTTTATGGATTAGAGGGTTCGGGAGGAGGGGGCAGGTCGAGGTTGTCCGCGACATCAGACGGCGTCTGAGACGAAGCCTGACCCTGCTGTAGCCAATTGAAGGCAGACTGGTAGAGCATCCAAAGCGGCAGGCTTCGGTCCTTAGACTTCTGCACGAGTTTCTCCATCTCGACGGCACGCTGCTCGAGCACCTCGTCGTAGGTCATGCCCTTCTTGGCGAGGATAGCCTGGGCGGTAGTCAGACCCATCTGGAGGTCGGCACGGTCCTGCGAGGCTTCACGGCCCGCATCGACAGTGATGTCACGAGGGGTGATCCACGTCTTGCGATTGAAGTCCGGGTCGTCGGGAATCTTACCTTTTGCGATGCCATCAGCGATGACGTAGTCATACACGCGGTCGAGGTTGTCGATGAGGATAGACTGCCACTTGGAAGCCCATCGGCTGACACGGCTTGCCACTAGTCGAACCGATGCACCGCCGATAGAACCGGGCGCGACCTGATACTCGTAAGGGAGCAGGCGAACGATATCCCGCTCGATGGCGGTCATCATTCCAATCCAAGCAGCCGAAGGACGGGTCTGAGTCAACTGAGTCAGGTCCTCGTTCGTATCGACCACCAGCATCTTGCCGCCCATCTGGGAGGCAATCTTCTCGCAGGAATTGACGTCACCAGAGAAGCGGGCCGCCGGGTCGTCGAGGAGCACCCCACCCTGCTTTTTCAGGATTAAAGTATGATCCGCACTGTCCCGGGCTGCTCTCACTTCCAAGCCGAACACCTCGAGGTGATCTCTAACGGAGTTCAGGCTAGACTGCAAAACTGGATAACCGCGCACTGCAGACGGACGCTCAAACTCCGTAACCTGCAGCATGGCATTGGCAGGTATGTAGCTATCGCTCCTATCGTCGCCGGTGTAGACATTCCACCCGGTAATCTCCGCGTACGTCCCTAGGTAGGCTCCGTCGATATTGTTCGTGGCGAACGCATCACGAGGAGCGCCGACGCGGTGGCTCTCGAGTACCTGGATGGCAGGCACGTCGGTCTTAGGGTCGTTAGTCAGGATGCCGAACGAGTCGCCATCGACCAAGGCCCCGAGCATCCACATGGTCTGGATTTGCCCAAGGTTGTAGCGCCTAGTGAGGTCGCAGCGGACCGACCAGTCGCGAAAGTACTTATCGTGGGCGATGGCCGTCTTCGGGTTGCGAGCCAAGGACTGAGACATCAGGCCGTCACCGACAGAGATGAGCACTGCCTCGTCAACGCACTGTTTATAGATCGGGCTGTTCCGCATGGCCCAGCGGGACGTTCCCACCATGGTCAAGCGGGTCGCAGACGTGACCTCCTTACGCTGGTCATTGGCCGCGCTGACGAAGAGCATACGGCGCGCACCAGTCTGGGTCGTGCTCGCGAACTGCGAGTAGGTCGCAGAGGGTTGCTTCTTAGCCGCCTTGGCTTTCGAGGTAAGTTTCTTAGGGGCCATTAGATATCAACACGCGAGGACCAGTTAATCTGCACGGAGGTGTGAGCACCACCGTAGCGCACTGGATCGATACGAGATAAAGCGTAATTGAGCTCCTGAATCCTCTGAGCCACGGGCATCCCTGCAGTCTTGTTAACACTCGTGCCGGAGTCAGAGTACGACGTGACAGCCAGTCCGAGCTGTGCCAAAGCCTCCTCTTTGTAGGCAAGCAAAGTCTCCTCTGGTAAGCCGACGTAGATGCCTAAGGCGCACATATACTATTGCGGAATTGGTAAGGTTTGCGGTTCATCTCTGCCAATCAGCCCCCAGCGCGCCGCGATGAGCATCCCAAGCAGCTCACAGTCAAGGGCGTGGTTATGCTTAACCCCCTGACGCAGACGCCAGATAGGCTTCCCGGCTTCCTTTGTCCTGATCTCACTATCGAGCTGGGCAATGTAGTCAGGCAAGGCATCACGGGCAAAACTAAACACGCGGCGTGCTCTCGTGCCCCAGAATAAATCTTTACCACTCAGGTTAGACCATACGACCAACGTCGTCGGGTTGCGAACGCCAGGCACATGGACGGCGGTAGGGGTGTTATAGAATCGACGCACCGCATCACCGGCCTTCGTCTTGACGTTGAAGTACTCCTGGCCTGAACCCTTTGCACACTGCCAGCCACGGGTAGCGCATTGCTTGTAGACCTCCTGCGTAGAATTACCGTCACCAGAGTCTACCATGACAAGCTGCGGATGGATGCCATGCTTTGCCACTAGGGCGTCAACCCCACTCCAATCCGTCAGCCCTTCGGTGCTCATCACCTTGCCAAACCAGACGAGACGGCTATGCCCGGTACGCGCCCACTGCCTCAGACAAACCCACAGATGGTCCCCTTGACAGTCGATGGCCGCCGTCAAGAACTTAACCGAGCCTTCAGGCGCTTCGGACTTGTCCACGATCTGGCCGCGTGGCCCGATGTACGCTACCGCGTCCCATGGGTCTGCCATTGCGTAGTCTGAAGACTCGGTCGATACGACCATCGCCCCGGTGTCATCGCTCCAGGGCTGGGCAAGGTACTGGGTCTTAAACAGTTTCCTCGGGGTTATATCACCCAGCTCTGCAACTTGTTTAGCCTTGATTGTATCCACGGCCAGAGACCCCCAGCTCGTA